AGAACAGGCTGGTGGTGCTCGTAAAATTCGTATCATCTATTGCTGACGCACCCGTCGCAGTAAAATCATACAGATCAAAGGCGTAACCACTCGACTGAATATGGTAAATGGGTTGTGATGTCAGACCAGAGGTCGCGGCGTAGTAACCAGATGAACCAACTGATGGCCCAGACGAAGTAAATGGCAAGCCTGTAATCGTTGCAGCCCCGGTGGAGGACCCCTTGGCTGAAAGGGTCATTTGCGCTTTAAGATGAACTGTGTCCCCCACCTTCGTGTAGGTGCCAGTCTGAGTGGAGTACGTGACCCCAACCGATGCCCCACCAAATGCAACCGCCGGTGTCCAACTCCCTTCCTCGTAATCATCCAAGGTGTTGGCATCAGCGGATGCAAGCTGGGTGGCGGGGAATTTGATCTTGCCGAGAGGTAGGTCAACCGCGCCTGTGGTCCCGTCAAGTATCATCACAGTGCCAACGGTCTGCGTGTAAAAAGTGATGTCCGCGCCAGCAATGTAGTTGGTGAGCCAAAGAGCATTGGTGGAGGCTGACGCAAATCCCACATACCCCAGAGCTGTCGATGCACCGTCACCGAAAAAGTTCAGGAGCGGCACAGCAGCGGCACCTACACCCGCATGATTAATTTGCATTGATGTTGTTGCGGTAATGGCACCTGTGGTTGTTAGCGTCGTGAACGTGCCCGCTGCCGGGGTGGTTGCTCCGATGGGGCTGGAGTTTATGCCGCCCGCCACCGACAGACCACCTGTGGCAATGGTCACTTCTCCAGTTCCGTCAATGGAAAACCGCTCAACGTCAGCGGTCCTAAATATCATCTTGTTGGTGCTGTGATCGTACCTGATGTGACCAGGCTGGACGCTATCCGCGTCACCGAACATAATGACCCCGCGACTGGTCGCAGTACCCTTGATATTGAGGACGACATCCCCAGCCGTGGCTGTGCTGCCTACTGTTGCGACGGTAAACGTACCCGCAGCCGGGGTGGCTGCTCCGATAGGCGTTGAGTTGATATTTCCAAAAGCGACATCTGAGCCAGTGCCAAGGCCCAGTGTCGTGTTTGCTGCGCTCGCGCTCGCCGCGCCGAGAAACGACCGCGCCCACGACAAGAACGTAACCAAGCTCCATGAACTTGCGCCGGTCATATATGGCAGTTTGTCAGCAGCGGGCGAGGTTACATCAGACAGGCCCGTCAACACACCATTGTTCAGTTGCGCGAGCAGTGAATTAGTTTGCGTCAAGACCCTTGTGGCCTGCGGGATAAAGCGGATTGAATACGCCAGCGCAGAAACGGTTGTCCCCGGCCAAACTTTCGTCAGTGTGATCGAAGTCGCGGAATTAACCGTCGCGATCTCGATCGTCAGGCCGTTGCACTCGAACACGTCGCCCGCTTGTGCCCCGCCCACGACCCACGAGGAGCCGACGCCGACTAGCGCGGTGGAGCCGTTCGTGATCGACACTGTGCCGGTTGAATATGATGTTGCCATGATAGGCTCCTATGCTGGTATTCCAAAGATGTAGTAGCGAACGCCTATAACTGACGGCATGTACCATTCGACAACTTGCCCGCCCGAAAGCAAAGCGTTGATTGGCTCATCCCTGAATGTGCTGAGAGTGAAGCGCGTGTCTGAGTTGGTGACAACGCCATACACGGCATCCCCGCCCATCGTGTAACCTGTGCGGCTCAACCGGCGCACAACTGGTTGCGTGGCAAACGCACGGACGGGGCTGGCAGAGGACCGTATGACAGACAGCTTCACGAAGGGCTTCATGCCCAAGTTGTCAAAGTCAATGTTGACGGTCTGTGCCCCAGCTGCAATTGTTTCGTAGCCTTCCGCCAGAACGGGCATAGTGGGCCATCTGCTGTCCATGACGATATCTGAAAGCCGTGGCGGATCAGCAGAGCCGGGGGCAAGCAAGCGAACAACTTGCTGACCACCTTCTTCAAACTGCTGGAACACTTTGTTTGAGCCTGTGCTCGGGCCTAGTGTGTCAACAGCAATCACGATGAACCGCGCCCTACATTGCACCCCGGCATTTTCGAAATAAACTGTTGACCCTGACACGTAGTATTTCGCGCCGTAGTAGTTTGTGGAGGGATCGGCTGGGTAGTAAATCTCTCCCCCATTAGCGTAGTATTGCACGTCCAGGTATATGCTGGCGTCAACCGTGAACCCTATATCAAAAGTGGTGGTAGACGTTGCGCCAATCAGAATGTCGCCTGAAGCGATTATCTTGACAGGCTTTTTTTCCGCTGAGAAAGCGAGTTGGTGCTTGGTTGCCGTTGACACATCAAAACCGGGCTTGGCTATCTTCAGGATGCTTGGCGTTATGTGGATTGTTTTATGACCGGGAACTGCAACCGCAGGCGCTTCTTGGAGCACGGAGACATTATCTCCCGGTAAATTCCAGACAACTGCAACGGCTGATCCTGTCGGATAGGCGTCCTTCTGGTTATAGGATTGAATCCTGTTAAACGGGACAACGGTTGTAGAGGGGTAACCGCTGCCCACTGGATAGGTATAGCCTGTGGTGGGAATTTGATGTTGTTCATCCCCTCCGATTGTCGTGCCGGGTGGAATTGCAACCCCTGACAAGTAATAATTTGGCCTCGCCCCGATCACTGCGAACCCGCCAGAACTGGTCCGTCCGCTGAAGGCAGAGAGGTATTCGAGGTCAACACCTTTGCCGCTCGCATCCTTGAATTTGTAGTCCACCAATGGGCAGAAATAATCCAGATTGTCGAATGCGGAAGCCTCATACGCGGATTCATAATAGAACTGACTCGCGTTGAAATACTGGCCCCTCTGGTGGGTGCCGTCGCCGTTATTGACCCACGCGCCGCCAGTATCCACCTTTATTTCTGGCTTGATCGCAGCAATCTCAGCCACCTTGGCGTCCTTGGAGTTGTAGTGAAATTTTGTGCGTTCAGCGTCAGGTGTATTGAATGGATTGTCCGCGCTGTCTTTGGTTGCTTTAACACAAGCGGTGCCTGTGCTATCAAGCCCAATGAAAATGCGAGTCATGAGAACACCTCTATCGATGCATCAGTGCCGGAGCCTTTCATGACCAGTTTTCCATTGGTGCTGGAAAGCTGGTCGAATGTGACGGTGCCTACGACGATGTTTTCCAACTTCAGCACCCCGCCCGAGAACACCAGCGGGGAAGCCGTGGTGGTGGTGGCCGTTGGATCAACGACGATGAAGCGGTCTGACAAAACGACAAACTCGCTTTTGAGCGTCCCACCATCATCGCGCAGATCGACGTAAAAGCCGGCAACAGTGTTTTCATCGCCGCCCACCGAAGCCCGTAACTTTGCGGCAAAGCGTGCGGCGACCCCGGTTGGCCCGGCCGAGGTTTCAAAGCTCAGCTTGCCCGCCGCGGAAATATCGCCATAGCTGGCCTCCAGGTCCGTGACTTGCTGCGCGTAAACCGTATCCGTTAGATCGACCCAGGTGGAGCCGGACCACCGATAAACAATATTGTTGTCGTTGGTGTCATACCAAAGAGCGCCAACAACCGTTGTTATCGGCTCCCCATCCTGCGCGTAAACCGTCATTCCAGCGGTGGAGCGGTCCGTCCATGCGCCAGTTTCAAGGACATACTGCTTATTGTCGTCGTCAATGTCGATCCAAAGCGAGCCCTCAGCAAGCCCGGTCACGGACGGTGCCGACGCTTGCGCGAACACCTGCGCCTTGAGGTCAACCCGCGCTGTGAGCGTTGTTACTGCGTCAGCCGTCGCAACAACGCCCGCCGCGCCGTCCACGGTTGCTTCTAGCGTTGTCGTGCGATCGGCAACGGCTGTTATACTGCCCTCGCTGCTCGTAACCCGCGTTTCAATTGTCTCGACATAAGCCGCGTCGGCAAGGTCTGGAATTGCCGCCTCAATGACAGTGGTTCGCCCCGCAACGGAAGTCAGCGAAACGTCTGTCGCGTCCAGCCGCGTGAATGTGGTTTCAAACACCCCCGCAACCGCCGCATTCGTGGCGCGATCTGTCAGCCGCGCATCGGCTCCAAGCTCCACCGTTTCCATCGCGTCCGCAAGGACTGCTGACTCAAGCGAGCGGATGGATGATGCATTGACCGACAGCCCCTCAAGATTGCCGACGTTGATTGTGCCCTCAAGCGCATCGAGCGCGGCAATAGTCGCTTTTCCATCGACAGTCGTTGTCAAGCTCGAAATATCGCTGACGTTTGTTGCGATGTCAGTTTCGGTCGCGTCAACGCGGCCCGTCAAAGCGTCAACTAGCGTAACCGTCGCTGACAGGCCCGTGGTTGGGTGCGTCACAACGCCATCAAGCGCAGTAACGGAAGCAACAATCACGCTGTCCGCAGCCAACCAAGATGTCTTGGCGTCGTAAATTAGGCCAGCGGATAGCGTCGAAAGCGTCAACGATGAAGGGTCGGCGGCGCCGGTTATCTTGGTCGACAACGCTTCGCGAGTTGAGGCTTCCGTGTTAATCGAGGTTGTCAGCGTTTGGTTGATTGTGTCCAAGCTCGCGACGGACGCACCCGGCGACGGGCGGCCTGTAGCGATCCAGTCAATCTCGAAATAGTTGCTGGCGTCTTGGTCCGATGACAGATCAATTCGGATCTGCGCAAGCTCGCCGGTGGCGCCGAGATTTTCCGCAATGATTGCAATCTCGCTGGCATAGGTCGGCTCCGCAGCCGTAACCCGCCGCGCCGTGTCCCATGTGCTGTCCCCGGTTAATTTCCACCAGATATACCCCTCCCAGGTCGGCGTGCCTGTTCTGCGGATACGCAAGCGCACCTGGCCATATGTGTCAAGATCAATAGCAAGTGCAGCGGGTGAAATCACATAAGGATCGGTCGCGTGGTCAGCTTGTTTGAGCCAGCCGCCGCTTGATACCCAAGTCGGCGTGCCGTTGCCGGTCCAGCTTTCGATCGTGGTGTCGAAATTCCAGATTGTTGCGAAGTCAAACTGCTCATCAACACCTGCTGACAGCGATGCGATCGAGGTTGTCAGGCTTTCATATTGGCTGGTCTGCGTCGCGTTGACTTGGCTAAACATGCCGCCCGCAAGCGTGTAATCGCTGCCGGTATAGGAGCCGCGCACTTGTGATTCGAGCGTCGTGGTCTGGAGAGCGTTGGCGGTGTCCGCTGTTGCGAAAGCCGCGTTTGTTGCAATGATAGCGGCTTCCCTGTCCGCTACCTCATCAAATATGCGGGCGGAAAGCGTCGTCTGCTCAACAGCCCCGGCGTCGTACCCTGTAGCGACCAAGATTAATTGCTCATAGGACGCCGTGGCCGTGTCAAAAGTCGAGGTAATTTCGGTCCGAAGCGTCTGCCGCTCAAGCTCCGCGTTCGCGCCAAGATCGACAATTTCATCAGCCAGTGCTAGCAGATCGTCACGGGTGGCGCGTATATTTTCGGCGTATGTGGCGGCAAGTTCGACCCGGCTCACAGCTTCCGCTGTTACCGCGTCAGCGCGGTCGGTTACTTCCTGCGCGATAGCTGCAACATTTGTTGATATGTCGGTATCAATATCCGCAAATCGGTCAATGACGTCCTGCGCCATGTCAGCCAGGTTTATGCCAATGTCGCCCGTCGTAACCTCGACGTAAGCACTCCAAGACGAAACTCGCGCCGGGTCTGTGTTTAGCCTATGCCGCACCTCGTATATTGTCGCGGACATAACGCCATCGGCGATTATAGCAAGCGTTTGACCGACGTTTATTGATCGGTCAAATACATCGTCAGGTTGTGTTTTAACGCGCCACTGCAACGTAACGCCGGAAACTGTGGGGTCGGCCGGTTCCGTCCATGAAACGCGAATTGCCGGCCTTGCCCGCGCATCGCCGCCCACTACTGAAATCGCCAGAACGGCAAAATCAAGAAGCTCCGACTGATAAGACGGAGCCGAGTTGGCAACAGGCGCGTCCGGCAACACAACGCTAACCGCGTCGTAAATATCGCCGGAACGCTCTTGCAGGCTTAGCGTGACATTGCGCGGCCCGTCGTCATCAATCGAGGCGACTTGCATATCCGTAACAAGCCATGTGCGCGTGCCGTAACGCGCGGACGCCCAGGAAATCCAATCGCCAGGCTCAAGTACCTGCCAACGCGGGCGCACAACAATTGTTGCTGTTCCCTCAAACCTGTTTTCGGAAAAATAGATTGCGGCAAGCTGCGCCGCCTGGATGCCGTCAGGCACGGTTTCGAATTGCATCTGCACGTCGCGCGTGCGCCTGTCGGCCGTAACCGTAGCCGCGTCTGTGGCCGTTTCATAGCCTGCCGGCGACCATTGATTGTCTGGATTCGGGTAAGTGCCCGACACCGAGTTTACAAGCTCATTCATTGCGCGCTTGCGCTGGACGCGGACAGCCTGCCCGACGATCAGATCGCCGTCGGTAAGCGTCCCAACCGTTGATTGACTTGTGCCGACAATCGGCCATGAGCCGTCAACGGCGGAAACAATCAGGCCGCCGCATGACTGCATGATTGCGTCAATGTTATCGCCATGCTCGGCGGTGCAATCAAGCCCGATCGAGCAGACGTACCTTGTGCGCCCCGATACCAACTCGTCGCAAATATTGGCGGCAGTCGTCCAGCGATCAACAGGCAGGTCGCTAGACGTCATTTCCATACCGCAAAAAATATCGCCGTTGTAGGAAATCCCGCGCTGATAATTGTATGCTTGGACAACGGGGTTTGCCGAATAGGCCCAAGTCGTTTGGTCCGCCCATCGGTGCGTGCCCGATCCGCCGGCTGTGCTATCCAGCCGCCAATCGTAAAGAGCGGCGCCCTTGAACTCAAAGAAAAACTGCGGCGGGTTGGTTAGCTTTTCGCGGTCGTATTGCATCGCCAGGATAACGCCAGCAACGCCAACCCCGATATGCGCGGAGGTCCAGCGGCTGGACGGGTTTGCTTGCGCAACCAATTCAGCGTCAGCGGTAACGTCGGAGCCGTCGCGGACCCTATACCAAATGCGACCCGCGTAATCGGTGTTTGTAAGGACGGCGCCCTTGTTTGCGTCAACCGCGCCCCACGTTGCCAATTCGCCGTCGATCCAGATTTTATCTAGTGACGTAATCGGAAAGTCGGAAAGCTGGTAAAATTGCTGCAACGTGCCGTTGGCCGAGCCGTAAGCGTTTGCATATATCAGATGGCCGGCTGAGCCGATCAAGCCGCACTGCAATTTGCGCGCAACTTCCTCGCCGAGTTGCAATTCAAGCTCGACGCCGCCTGGCGAGGCTTTAGGCTTTGGCGTAAGCGCAGAAATGGCTAGATTAAGGCCGATCGAAAGTAGCGCCTGGCCGATAAAACCAAGGCCAGTAACGAACGAACCTACGGCGGTCGCGGCGGCTGCAATGCCGGCGAAAATAGGCGCTAAAAATGGCATTAGTTACTCCACGCGGAAAGCGCGCTTAATCTCTGTTTGTGGCAGGTAAGCCAGCCCGGAAAGCGTCTTTGAAACGCAATTTGGCGAAGCAACAACAACGCAGGATTCAACCCCGCCGCGCTCGATCACGGCCAAGTCGCCGCGCATGGCTTGCAATCGCCCCACTTCTGGCAGCGCCGACGCAAGCGCCTCGCCGACCGTCGAAAATCCATGTTTTGCAAAAAGCCGAAAGCCGCCGCGCTCCGTTTTGTAGCCGCGCAAATCAGGCAACAAAGCGCGACCTGTGACCGCCTCGTGCGCGTCTGTCGCAAGCATCCAGCAATCGGAGGCGCCCCATTTGCCGGGCGCGTCGCGGTGCTTGGCGAGCGCAGCGTTTAGCCGCGCCTCCCAATCTTGGTGCCTCATTACTTTTTACCGAAGTTGATCTTGATTCGCCCGGTCGTGCCCGCGTGTTCATAAACCAGGTCGCCGGCTGATCGCCGTGTTTGGTCCGCGTGGCTGCGTAACCGGCTATTCGTGCGGCTGTTGTCGATCGCGCGGGTTTCGCATTCAACCGACATTATGTAGCCGCTGTCCGGGTTTTCGTCATGCACAATGCGGTTGATATAGCCGCGCATTTGCGCGACGGGCGCAGCTAAAACCGCATGCGTGTCAGGGTGTTGGTGTAGGTCAAAAACAGTAACCGCGCGGTCGCGGTAATCATAGTCCTCGATGCCAATCAGCACCGCCGGCGTAAGCCCGTCGTCGGGGCTTTCCGCAAGCTGCAACGTGAACCCGCTTGCCGCCGTGCCGCTGGTGTGGCTAAACGCCGACACCGCAATCATGCCCTTGGGCATCGGCTGATATGTAATGCCGCCGTAATCATAAGACGCTGTGCGGCGAATAAACCCGTAAGAGCCCTCGCCCAAATCAAACCTGATCATGCCCGCATATTTCACGCGGCCCGCATCAAGCAAATCGCTTATGCCGCTGTCAAATGTCCGCATTAGCGCGATTCCTCCAGCGAAAATGAAATCCGAAAAAGCCCGGTTCCGCTTATTTTCAACGAGCCAGGAACCAGCCGCATGAGTAGCGGCGGCGATACGAATGAAACGACCGTGCCGCTTACCGCCAGGTCGGACGGCGGCGGCGGTTCAACCGTAATCGTCGCCGTGGTATCGGCAATGGCGAATTCAGTAACCCGCGCCATGTGGTAATGGGTATTAAGCAACCCAACCATGTCGCCGGGAGCTAAATTAAGCGATGTGGAAACGCCAGTTACGGTCATGATGTTGCCGCTTGCAACGGACGAGATTAGCCCCGTGTCAGCCGCCGGCGTTGTGACAGCTTGGTGGTTTTTCGGGTAATAACGATGCGGGTTGGCAAATAGAACATATTTGGAGCCGCCGCGCAGCGATAGCGCCCAAGCCTCAACCTCGTCTTTTTCCGCCATTTTAAGGGGAGCGGTTTCAAGATCGACAGTCCAAAAAGGGTCGCCGATCTCGCTGCGTTCGCTTGTGCCCGCCTTGGTTCGTGCCGCGGCGACCTGATCGTTTAGCGTCACGTCAACGCGCGTGTATGACACGGCGGGGATAGCGCGCGGGAAGGTAATAGTCATGATATAATCCTTCGCGTGCGCGCGTCCCGAACTGTCGAAACAATCTGCCCTGGCAGGCCGCTGCGCAGCTTTTGCAATTGCGCCTCAACCCGCGCCAGGCCCGCCGCGTCGGCCCCGGTTGCGTCAATGCTGATATTTACAGGAACATTGACGCCGCCGCCCTTATTGGCAAGCATGGCCTTGGTGTCGATTGACGGCGTAACCTGCGAGCCTTTCGGCAGATTAACCAATTCAGGCCCGCGCTCGCCGACGATAGCCAGCCCGCCAGGCGCGTTATTCGTGCCGCCCGCGAAGCCCAATATCGAGGCTATGCCGCCGAAAATCCCGCCAAGCCCGCCACCGCCGCCGTCAAAGATGCTGTTGAGCGCCACGTCGAGCAACTTGTCAGCCACTTTGCTAAGCGCCCCGGCAAGCGCCTCGGACGCCGATTTGCCCGCTTGCAGGTCTTTAATAAACCCACCAATGACGTCCTTGCCAAGCGCCTTCATGTCCTCTGCTGATTGCCGCGCCTTGTCTTGGCTTTCGGCTAACTTTTCGGCGTCGACGCTTGCTTGCGCATAGCTTGTCGCTAGCGTGTCGATGTCAGCCGCGAGTGTCTTTGTGATCGGAATGCCGGCCTTAGTCGCCGCCGATGTAAGTTCCTGCACCGTCCGCGCCTTTTCAAGCGCAAAACCGTAATCGTCAATCAGCGGGTTAACGCCCTGCATGGCGAGCGTCTGCGCGGTCAGCGCGTCCGTGTGCTCTTTGACTTGCGCGATCTCGCGGGCGTATTCGTCAATTTTTTTGGCGCTGCCGGCTTTGCTCTTTTTTGTTGAGGCTGGAATTTTGTAGTCGTTGATTGAAACCGGGGTAACGTCAACCGCGCGCGCTATGCGCCCCGTCGTCGGCGTTGTTTTTTGCGGCCCATATTTCTTATCAAGCGCCGATTGTAGCGCAGCGTTGGAATCGGCAAGCTTGGCGTCCCCGGCTGCTATCTCAATACTTGCGCCAGGCTTGCGGCCCATCATGACGTCCGACATAACCTGGCCGGACAGTTGCGCCGCGGCGAGCAAGGCGGGGAGGCCGGTTAGCTTCTCAACTAGGTTTTCGGCAGCGCCGGCGCCCTTGCTCGCGTCTTTGATGAATCTAGCAAGCGGTCCCGAGTTGAAATGATCAAGTGCGTTGCCGGCGGATGTGATCGTAATTGTAACGCTGTCAATTGCGCCGCCAAGGATTTCGCTTGCGCCGGATGCCTTGTCTAGTTTTCCCGCCGTGTCGATTAGCGCATTCTGTAGCTGCACCATGTGCTGTGACACGGTAAATGTAGCTCCCGCGAGTTTTGTTTCAAGGATTACTGATCCCGCCTCAAAGCCCCTAAAAAGAGCCTCGGAGGATAGTTTTCCGTCGATAACTAGCTGGCGAAGTTTAGCAACGCTGCCGCCCGCTTCTTTTATTCCCGCCGCTGCGGCTAACGCTATGGGCTGCGCGCCCTCCATTATGCTGTTGAATTCTTCGGCCCTTACCGTGCCAGAACCAAGCGCCTGCGAAAGCTGCAAAAGCGCGCCGGCTGACGCCTCGGCCGAAGCGCCATTGACGCGAAGCGCGACGGAGACGTTTTCAGTGAATCCGAGCAACTCCTCCTGCGATATGCCGAGTTCTTTTTGGACTAGCGCGACCTTGCCGTAAAGCTTAGCAAGCGACTCAATGGGCGCGGCGTTCTTCTGTGCGGAGATGAAAAGCTGATCGTAAACGCCGGTCAATTCTGCGCCAGCAAGGCCGGCAATCCTCAGCGCGTTTTCAATGCGGATCGAGCTATCAATAAGCACCTGCGCACCGCGTAAAGCAGCGGCCGCCGCAAATGCCTTATACATGACGCCTTGCAACGCACCGAAGGTCGAGCTAAGCGTTTTATTCATGCGCTGGAAACGGCCCTCGATGCGCTTGGCTGACCTATCAGCCGAACGCGACGCATTGGCCATCTGCTTTTCAAACTTGGCTTGGCTAACTTCAAGCCGAACGACTAGCCGCTCAATTTCACTGGCCATTTAGAATCCCTCAACGCCCATTTCGGCGAGCCGATCGTCCGCAATATCGCTTGGTTTTTTCTTCTTCGTGCCGTTGCTAATCTGCCAGCCGTCAACGCACGCCATAAACTCCCAAACCGACATCAAATCGACGTCGCGGGGCGTAAACCCTAAAGCGGCGCCTGTTCCGTAGAAGCTTGAGAATTTCCATCGTCCGCGCGGGAGTGGTTGGCTATTTCCTCCCCCGCCGTCGTCTCCCCCACGGGGTCGTCCTCCACCCCGTAAAGCGCGGCCATGAGGATAGCGGCGGCAAGCGTTACGGACTCAGCAAGCGGGCGCTCCTCAACGTGCAACTTGATCAGCCGCGCCGCTTCAACGCGCTCAATGTCGGCACCCATAAGCCCGCAGCGGATTGTTTCGATAACGTCGTCCACCCGCCATTGCGCGTTAGACAGCCGACCCAGGATATGAGCCGGGCCCGCGTCGCAACGATCCTGCAATGCGCGGATTTGACCGATAGGCAGGGAGAACTCATTCTCCCCGCCGTGCCATGTCATCGTGATTTTCATTTAGGCTTTCGCGGTCCGAACAGGCAGGCCATCGAATTGCAACTCGATTTCCGCTGTGACCTTCTGGCCTTTGGTTCGGCTGTTATTCAGCGATACAAGCAATGCGTCGCCTGTCTCAATCGTGGTGTCGCCGGTTGCGCCGTCAGCCTCGACTTTGCTGTTGCGCCAGCGTGCCGAAAGCGTTGCGCCACCATACCACCAATCCATCATTTTCTCATGGCTCGAAAGCGCCCAAACGCCCGATGCCGAAATGCTGACAGACTGCGACCGCACTTGGCGCTCAATAGCCATTGGCAGGCTTTCGTCCGCGCAATCTGGAATCTCGGACTCGTCAACATTTGACGACCGCGTAACCGATGCGTCGGTCATTCCGCAAACAGCAAGGTAAGTGCCGCTTGCCGGGGTGAATTCAACCTCAAGAATTAGTTCTTCGTATTTTGTAGTGACTGCGCGTGCCATTGATATGCTCCGAATGTGGTGGGGCGGCCTGTCGGCCCTTTAGGTTTGGGCTTTAGGCCCCGTTATCCGGCTCATCGCCGTGCTTTTCCGTGCGCGCTTCAATTGCGCAACCGGCTTTTTTCGCAGCGGTCAAAACCGCGCGGGTAACATTCACCGGGGCGTCGCCGACCTTGTAATGCTGGCAAAACGAGGCTTCCGGTCTGTGGTCGTGGTCGTAAGGTTTTGTAAAGATTGCCCAGGCCATCAAGCCTCCTCGACGCGCGATTGCACCACAACGACCGAATGGCTTGTAATGCCGTCCGGGTCGTCCAAGTGCCGCAGCGTTAAAACTCGCATTTCAAAAAGCGCATTGGTCGGCATTTCGCCGGCGTAACCGTGCAGCGACTTTCGCACCACGTCCGCGATGCGCTTGGCCTCCCGTTTGCCGCCCTGGTATCGTGACCAAACGTCGATTTGTAGCGTTTCCAGAAACCCGGTTATGCACTCGTCGTCGTCCTCAGTCTGATCGGACGGCCCGAAACTGATATGAGGGAATGCAGCCGATTCGGGCGCGCGGTCATAAATGCGGTCCGCGATTTCCGCATGCACGGTTGCGTCCGCAATCAGCCGGTCGTAAATCAGCTTTTGCAGTTCTTCTGATATACTCATGTCGCCCTCCCGCTAGCCTTTAGCGCCTTGTTTATGTCGCGCGTAAGCCTCGATTTTGTCCGCTTTTTTAGCGCCCTGTATGACGGGTAAAAGAACGGGTAAGGCTTGGCGTGCTTGGTGCCGAACTCAACAAAGCTGACGTAGTACGTCGCTTTGTCGCCTGCATAAATCGTTATAAACTCGTCGCCCTCTTTCGGGGTTTTGACTGTTCCGATCGTAAGTGCACCCTTCGGCGCATCGCCCCAAGTCCAGCCAATGCTTGCGGCAAGCGCGCCGGTTTCGCCGGTAGGCACCAGCAGCCGCATCATCGCCACAATCTCATTTGCGCTTTTTTCTAGCGTAGCGCGTCCGGCCTTGCGTATTCTATCGGGGATTGTTACGGTCATTTTTCTCCGCAACCTATCAAGGCCCTCAATCGCCATGCGCAACGTCCTTATGATTCTCGCCGTTGTCGTTGTTGGCTTTTGGATTAAAGGTTTTCCAGAACGAACGCCGCGCGCAGCGCATAGCGAATGCAGCGAATCCGCCGCGTTCGTCATGTCGCAAGTGTTTGTGCGCCGTGAATTGAAAGCACCAAAAACGGCGGAGTTTCCGTATATTTCGGACCCGTCCGTTTCGGTGTCGAAAATCGGTAAATGCCGGTTTACGGTTGCCGGGTATGTTGACGCTCAGAACGGCTTCGGCGCGCTAATCCGCAGCGCGTACACCGTCGACGTCTGGACCCAAAACGGCAAAGAATGGTCCGCGACTAAAGCCAAGTTGCTTTAACCCGCTGTCCCGATCGCCACGCCGCTCTCCGCGGTTAGCTCGTAATGCCGGCGATCGTCCGAAAGCACGACAGACCTTATATTAAACGCCTCGCCCGTCCGCGCATCCCGCGCGCGCCAGGTTCCGTCAACGAATGCCGCCAACGTGTGCGCCTGAATCTTGATAACAGTTGGCTGCTTGCCTGCAAGTCTGCCCGCCATAACCGTCTCCCCGCCCCGTAGGCGCGTATAAGCGGCGTAGGCGCGGAATTGTTCAGCCCAACCGTTAACCTCGCCACCGTAGCCGTCTGGCGTCGTTGTGGGCGCATCAAACGCCAATAACTCATGCAATGGTCCAGCCATAGGCGCGCCCCCGGTAAACGGGCGCATTCGCGCGCCCGCCGTTGTTTAAATCAAACCAGAATGACGTTTGGCGCCACAATGTTAATGTCCAAGATCGCGGTTGAAACCCCGATGCCGATAATCGCCGGGTAATCGTCGGCGGCAACGTCAGCCACCGGGCAAATGCCGCCTGGCGTTCCTGAAAGGTAGTAGGCAACGCCGGCGGCGATCGTCGCGCCAATCGTGATCTGCCCGTCAGTCTGTACCGCGATCGGCTGGCCGCTGCTCGCGCCGTTTAGCGCAATGCCCTGCGGCACGCGAACGGCGGAGGTTGCGGAATCCGTATCCGCAAGCAGCCATTTCGCGGTTGACGCCGCGTCGTAGTAAACGACCTGGCCGGCGGTAATCGTCGCGCCCGCTGTGCCGTGCGTAACCTTGGCATTCGCGCCGGATGCGACGTTTGCCGCTGTAACTGTAATGTCAACCATTTAGATGGCTCCTAATAGAATCGACTGTTCGCTAGCAGCGCGTCGAAAGTGGTGAATGATTCCTGCCCCTCGGCCCCGCGCATTTCGTATGCATCGCGAATCCAAATCAGCATTGCGTGTTTGACTGACGCCGGGCAAACTGCAAACCCCACGACCGCGGTAACGGTAATCAAGCTTTTTTCTTCGATCGTCGGCCAGGCTTGGTTAAGCTGCAAAACAATGCCGTCGCCGCGCAGCGTGTAAACCGTGCCGGCGAGCGTTTGCGCCGCTGAATCCGTGTCCGTGTACCCAATCGACGTGATTGACGTAATCGGCAAAACCGGCAAGCGCGCTAAGTCCGTCCAGTAGTCGGCCGTGATCTCGATTGTCTGCGACGCAAACCGCGCGCCGCTGTATTTCTCAGCATGATCGCGCGCCGAAATGATCAGGTCAGTTATATAGTCGTCGTCGTCATCATGCAGGACGGTTAGATGCGCCTTTGCCTTTACGAGCGATATGGGCTCGCTTGCCGCGGCCGTCACTGTCGGTTGATACCACATTTTCCGGGCCCCGCTTTTCGGCTATTGGCGCGGCAACCGCGCGCTCGATCTTCGATTCCGCGCAAGGCACGGCATAACCCGCGGCGACAAGGCGGACAGCCTCGGCTTGCGGGAAGTCGCGTTCATCACCGGGCCTGAGTGAATACTCAAGCCCGGATAAACCGACCAGCATTTTGATGCGCATTAGCCCTGGCTAACGGTCAGCACGCCGGTATTAGTCCAGACCTCGCCAGCCGCAGCCGGGTCGGACGTAGGCAAACCAGAAACCACCAGCTTGCCAGCCGCGGTCACTGTGAAAGTCGCGTTACCAATAACGATGGAACCAAGCGCCTCAACCGTCAGGCTGTCGCCGCCGACGTCATTATGCACGAGTGTATTGTAAGTGGACATTGCTTATCCTTTCGAAAAGCGGCGGGGCAATTAAGCCCCGCCATTTGAATTAAGCCTGGATAAGATGCTTGACCGCAGCGGTGTCGCCGAGTTCGCCGTCGAGGCGAATGTATCCGGCGATGCCCAGATCAGGCCAGTACGACTCGCGCTTCACGCCGATAACGGGAGCGCCGACCTTGCGGACGTAATACTTGCCGAAATCGCCGAACAGCATGGTTTTCGCGCCGGTTGCGAGCGCGGCCATCGCCTGGTTGATCGAGTACGGCGCGCCGAGCACTGTGCCAGGGACGCCGTTGCGAACGTCGCCCATCGACCAAAGATAAGTGCCGTCGCCGTCCTTCAACTTACGAACCGCGGAGAGCGTGCCGTCGTTGAACATAAAGCGGGCCTTTGGAGACATGCGATAAGCCGGGTCGACCGAATGATAAAGATCAATGATCTCGTCAAAGGTAACCGCGGCAACAGCGGCGGCGGTCTTGCCGAGCGTCGATGCGGTGACAACGCCGTTAGGGTCGCCAGTGCCGTCGCCCGTGGTCAGTTCGACGTTTGCGCGCCGGCCAAGCCGTTCGCCGAGCAGTTCGCCGAGCAGCGATTCCATATTGAAAATGGAGTCCTGTGCAAGCTCAAACGAGAACTTGATCCATTCGGTATCAAACACGAATGCGTCAAGCGTTTTCTGTCCGAAAGTAGCGTCAACGCCGCCGTCGTCGGTAAGCGCGGCGCCCTCGGTATGCTTGGCAATAGCGGTTGCAACGTCATTCACGGTTGGAATG